AGCGTAGGTTCAGTAAACATGCGGATAGTCATGTCAATCAACTTCAGCTCAGTAGGAGGAAAGTTCGCACTTAATATGCGGAATAAGTCCATCGTTAGAGCCACGTCGTTACAACAATACTTTCCATACTGTTCTAATTCATGCGGCATGAAGGCATGAAGGCGCTTACCTAATGCTTGCAAAACCTCTGTGCCCTTCACCCCAATCTGATAATACTCAGCTAGCTTGGCTAAACTACCACCCACCTCCGTGCCATGTATTGCTCTTGCCATTGATAGAGTATCTGCAATTCCCTTAGGTCTTATATCAAAATGCCAGTTAAGAATAGCCATATCAAAGACCGCATTGTGGGCAACCACTAAATGCTTATCCATCTCGTAGCTATCTAAGAATTTCTTTATCTCTGCTTTACTACCGCTATACCATGTAGGGGTCCCATCATTAACTTGCACCGCCACACCTATGGTTTCAAACTCAGGTGAGCGCACATACTCCTCCGTAGTCAGCTTACTAAGGCTGAACTTCACGTCGTAATACGTTTCAAAGTCTAAGCAAATGACGTTCATATGTTTTTAAGCGTTCTTAAGGGTAATTTATTTTTTGCCCTCGCTTGCTGGCTGTCGAGAAAAGATGATAGTTCCCTGTCAGTATCTTGTAACAGAGTATTCATAACCTGTTTAGTAAACAGATCAGCTTGGATGGATTGCATCTTATCCCACATAGCTTGGATTTCTTCGTCTGAAAGAAATGGCAACTCAGTAACATGTATCTCATCCACCTTAGGCTTGTAGCCTTGGGTTCTAATCCTATGCTCTATTTTTAAAAGGGTCTGCCTCCACTTGGCGGGGTAGTTACCCAATACATCAGGCACGAATTCCTCGGGATTGCTATCCATTCTAGCTATTAGTATTTCGATACCCTGATTCATTTTGCGTTAGCTCCTTTAGGAAGTCCCCTAACAATGTTAGGTTGTCCTCGTTGATTACAAAGGCAACACCACCTACTTTGTTAATGGCTTCTATTTCTCTTTGTTGTAGTGCCGTAGGTTGGTTGTTACCCGCTTTACATTCGATGGCGATGAACCTTCCCAATACACAAGAGATCACATCAGGCACACCTGAGCGACCAAAGCCATGCGTAGCGGGGAAAAAATAATAAGCATCGTAAGACTTGAGAATCTTAACGACTTTATCTTTTACTTTCTTTTCGGGGGTTTGTGCCATGCCACTACTATATCATAGTGTTGGACTTTGTCAAGGAAGAATTGAGGGGTAATGTAGATTACCCGCCCCTCATCGGGTTGGAGGATTCGGTTAGCCAAGTAAATAATGGGGGGACTAACCGACACCAGTTACGTTTGCATCTACAAGGCGACTAGCAACTAGTGATGTAAAATGCCCCCCTATATACTCTATGCTTCTAGTTTACTTACTGCACGATTGAGATACCATTGTGCTTTCTTTAAGTTATCTAGCTTATTGTCTTTGTGGTCTGCACGACTAATATACTTAACGACATTACCTAGGTTATACCCTAAGTTCTTCGCTTCAATAAAATCAATCGTTTCAATACCGCCTACCTTGTAATGGCTAGGACTGTTAATCTTGTCATCTGCGTATACTTGCATAGACATAAGCCCATTAGGAACTAGAGTCGATGGTCTGTTCTTCTTAGCCCAATCGCTTTGCTTAGCGGCTGCCGTTCTAGTCTTACTCTTAAGTGCGTATACAGTAACCACACTTGTCTTAAACAACTTGGCAATATGGCTAGGCTTCGCATCAGGGTTGGACTTTAAATAATTAACAATCTTCTTGTTCTTTGCTGACATGATTCTCATTTGCTTCTCCTTTAATAAAATTAGCTAACACTTCCCGAATCTTTGCTTGTCTTGTTGCGGGATAATGTGTATCAAAATACTCTACTACATACTGCTCTAGTCGCAAGGGGAAATATACCAATGCGGGTTTTGAACCCTTCCCTCTGCCTTTCTTTTTTACTTCATCCATCATGCTCCTTCCTGATTAGCCTCTCGGTTAATCTTAAATAAGTAATCGTTACGAACCTCAGATGGTGGCACAAAACCATAGCGTTTCCATAGTTTCATGACATCCGAACCACTTGCATATACAAACCTAGAATTTAAGTCTAACAACAAAGGCATCTTCTTTTTTGGTTGTTCTTCTTTTACTACCGATAAGCGTTTGATTAGCTTCATACTTCCTCCTTATTAACTACCATAAATGTATTAGCGTTGGCACGATAGCCCACACCATGAATCACTTGGTTATCTTCTACTAGTTTTAATAGCCCTATTGCTCTACGCATGTAGTCGGGTAACTGCTCACTTGCTTTTATTGTTGGTGGCTCGTTACCTTTTTGTATAGCATAATCCATTCCATCTAGTAACACAAGGTGCATGTTACCTAAGCGCAACTCTTTCATCATGCCATCTACCTCTATTTTCTCTGTAACCCTAGTAGGGAAATCTTCTAACCCTTTGATTACTTTAGGGTCTAACATTGTTAGGGCATCAGGGAAAACACTTACTAAATATTTTTGCAACTCTACGCTAATAGCATCGTCAAGCCACAACTCACGCATCTTCCATTGCTTCTGACTAGCAACATTACCCAAGCCGTTTTGTGCTACCTCTTTAGCTTCTCTTAACTTCTCATCTACATTCTTCTTACTAAAGTATTTATTAACATGCTTGATAGCTTTATCCAAGTGGATTGTTTTCATACCACTACCACGCTCACGCATGTTGTTGATACGATGGTTATCTACTTGAAAACGATAACCCGAACTACAATACTCCTTACCGAGAATGCCCAACTCCTCACGCTTATCTATAACTTTAAAGCGAGTAGCTTCCTCAGTCTTGGTGTTATGGTTAGTAGAGTTATACAAAGATTCAAATGTCCATTGCGGATACTTCAATGCAAGGGCTTCGACCAATGGTTTAATGAATGGGTCAATCGTTCTAGTCCACCCCTCAGGTAACTCCTTACTACCTAGTTTAATATTCTCGTATGTCATTACTTATCCTCTCTTACCAATCAAACTTCTGCAAGATTGCATCTACTTTACTTTTCACAACTGTTCTAACTCCCGCGTGTTCCTTGATGTCATCTATATCAAGCCCTAACATTGTTAGCTCTAAGCTACGGCGAGCCTCCTCCAACTTGGGGTCTTTGGTTACATTCAAATGCGTAAGTAACTGACATAGCTCTTGGTTGCTAGTAATAAGGGTATCGTGGTATCTCTTAGCACTTTTGCCTTCTACCTGCTCATCGCCTTCTTCGTCAGTCAGCTTCTCGGATAGATGGGTCAATGCCTTGTGCAACTTCTCCCAAGGTTCACGCATCGCATCTTTAAGTCTGTCATTAAATGACGATTCGTAATTGGTTGCCAACTCTTGCATGTCTGCATTCGGAATATCCAATCGGAAATCCCCACTCTCGGGTAGCGGACTAAACACTAAGCGGAATCCAAACTTACTACGCAACTCCTCGATACTTGGATAGTCATTAGCATTAAACAGATTACCCATGTGGTGCTTAGCCAACTCGATCAAGTCTGCATAACTCGCATAGAAATCTTGAATCATGGTGTTCATGTTGCGCTCATACACATTCATGTTCTGCTTGTAATCCATGAATAAGCTAGTAGGTAGAAGTCTTGCACCTTTATCCGACCACGATAATGTTGTCTGATTGTGGTAAAGCCTAGCCCTACTTGCATAGTCAGCAATCTTCTTGCGCTTGTCTGTGCCAGCCATTAAGTTCTTACGCACTTGAGCCGCCCCTGTGCTTGCGCTACTACTCATAAGCACCGCATCGGTTGCGCCCTTGTCCAACTTGTTTGCAGTCCATACGCTGATGTTCAACTCTACTAATACCGCACTAGATGAAATACTCATATCACTTCTCCTCAGGTTTGCCAGCTAACTTCGCTAGGTTGTATAACTTTCTTGGTAGCAACTTTAATGTTGCTGGTTGTGCTTCTTCGCTAGGGTATACATGGAATGTATTGATACCGCCCTGACGATACTTCTCTTGGTATAACTCTGCATCTTCTAGTAGACCTAACAATGTTAGGGCTTTGTCCGCATCAATTACATACTCCCTGTATCCGATTTGAACTACTGCTTTCTGTGCCATAGTCTTAGTCCTTAACATGAATTGTTTTGCCAACAGGGGCATAAGCGTTATTACCTCCGCATATAGTCCATAAAATAGGTGCTTGCCATTCATTACCCCAATCTCCTATGTAGCCATCCGTTAGCATGATGATCGCTTCGGGTTGGATATTCTTATCTTTCAGATACTCCATTACACATCGGGGGTCTGTTCCACCACCGCCTTTCGGTTGCGTTGATTGCACAATGTTGTCCACGCTAGTGCCATCGTATTCTTCGTGACCAGCCACCGCACCATCCCAATAAATTAAATCTACCTTCTCGGGGTGAACTTCCTTGGCAATACCTTGAACTTCTGATAAGAACTCTGCTAATTCCTTTCCACCTACTGAACCACTTGTATCTACACCCAACACCAGATGTCCAACTCGTTCACCTATTAGACTAGGCATATAAATATCACCTGATAAGTAGCGACGATTAACTCTGCGCCATGATGATGCGTCTTTCGCTGAGCATGTAGATTTAACAAACTCACGCAACACCTCTCGCCAATCAATCTTTGGTTCAAGTAACTCCTCCAACTCACGACCCAATCCACCTCGACCCTTGCCAGCAACTTTCTGCTCGGCAATTACACCTTGACGAATAGCTTGATCTACATCTTTGGCTAGGGCTTTCTTCTGTTCTTCGCTTAACCCATTTGCACCTTCCCAATCATGGATGTCAAACCCACTACCACTTCGCCATTCATAACCTTCGGGTGGTTCTTCCTCCTTGAGTATGTCGAATACTTGCTTGGTGTTCATACCTCGAAATCGTTCATCCACTAGACCTACTGCCTTACCTTCATGCAATGGCATAGCTAAGACGAACTGATCTTTGTCCATGTCTACTAATTGGATGTTGATTACATAATCACAAGCGGCATTACATAACTCTGCATCTTGCTCTGCCAACTTCTTCCATGTAAACAGATGACGATAAGCCTTGTGTAATGTTTCGTGTAACACTACGAATGCCAACTCCTTGTCATCCAATCCTTTGATGAACTCACGACCATACTTCTCATCACGACCATTGGTGCATGCGGTTGGCAAGTCATCTACTACACTAGTCTTACCGACAGTCATCAAGCCTGACCATAATGCAAACTTAGGATTACGCATGATTGAAATCTTAACCTTGCTTAGTCTGCGTTCTTCTTTGTCTTTGACTACTTGAGTATTACCTAACATTGTTAGCCCCTCTTAAATTAAATCTTGCATACTTGTGATACCCATAGCACGCAATCTCCTACGCAACTTGCGTAATGCGCTCTCTTGAATCTGCCTTGCTCGTTCTCTACTAATCGTAGTGCGCTCATCAAGGCGTGGTCGCCCTCGTTGTTTGACTTTCTCGGTCATAACAAGTCCTCATTCTTCTGAACCCAATCAGCGAACTTAGAAGAACTAAACGCAACTGCTTGTTTAGATGGGGATTTTGCAATGTTGATAGCAAAGCATGCTTGCCACTCGGGTTCGAATCGTTCGAGATATTCCATGAACTTAGCCATAGTTACCTTATCTACCTTAGCGATTGCACCAAAGATAATGATTGCACATGCACCCGCACTCTCGGGAACTAAAGCGGTCTTAGGA